CAGCATCTAACGGAATGGTTATTTACAACAGCACACTCAACAAATTTCAAGGATACGAGAACGGAGCTTGGGTCAATTTAGTCTAATGGAAGATATTATATACAAATCAATTATCGGAACAGGCGGAACTCTAGCGACTGTTGAACTAACTCCACTTAATGAATTGCTTGGGCTAGTGGTTGGGCTTGCAACCTTTATCTATATGACTGCATCTGCAATCAAAGTAATCAAAGAGCTCAGAAAGAGAAAATGACACCAGAACTACTAGCAATGCTTGGAGGAGGGATCAGTGGCTTTGTCATGAAGCTTATCGGCACACAGATGGAGAGCCAAGCTCGTCAGTTTGAACGCATGATCGGATCTCAGAAAGCTGCAGATGCTTCGGCTGATGCTGCAGCAAAACGTGATGGTGGGGTGCTGGTTCGCAGATTCTTAGTAGTGTCCACTGTATTTGCCATTGTAATAGCCCCATTTGTCTTTGCTTGGACAGATGTGGGAGTGAGTGTAGCCAGAGAAACAAATGGCTTCTTAGGTCTATTTAAAGCTGTTAAGTGGGACACCATACAAGGCTTTGTTATACTTCCAGAAATTAGGCAGACTGCCTTAGCCATTGTAGGATTCTACTTTGGTTCATCTCAAATCAAATAAGATTATGAAGTGCTGCATTTGCAAAACAAAAGACAAATTTATCACTAAGGTAAAAGTCAAAGCTAACAGTATCTTGAATTGGCTATCTTTAATTATAGACAAGGTGAGATAGAAGAGTAGTTGTTTTATATGCCTGATTACATTTCCAGATTAGATGATTTTATAAAAATCCAGATTCCTACAAAGACAGAAGGGGAATATGGAGAGTGCATCATCAGCTATGGAACTGACAAGTCTGTTTGGTCAAATGTTTCTGCAATCTCAGGCGATGCAGGATATGAAGAAACAAAAGATGGGAAAAGGACTGCTTACAAGAAGCTGACATTTGAAGTTCGCTATGACAAGGAACTGCTAGCCTCTGGACACTTCGGAGTAAACTGTGTTCTGAATTATGAGTCTGTTGATTATCATGCTTATGCTATTGAGGAAAAAGGCAGGAATGACAGGCTTGTGATATTTGGAAAGGCACAGGTGAACTAGATGATTGTGAAAACAGAGCTAAAGAAAAAGACTATGGATGATATGATCAATAGGCTAAGAAAGCTTGGGACAAAGAAAGCTTTAAGAGCACCTGCTGCAGCAGTTCGTGCAGGATCCTCTGTCATCATTAAAGCAACACGACCAGCAGTGCCAGTTGATACAGGAACTCTGAAGAAAGCCATTGGTCAAAAGGTTAAGTCAAAAAGAGTTTATGCCACTTCTATTTTCGGTGTTAGGAATAAGAAAGTAACAACAGGCTCTGGCAAAATTAAAAATGCAGTTCGTTATGCACACCTTGTTGAGTTTGGCAAGCGAGGAGAGACAGCAAGACCATTCATGAGGACATCATATGATGCTTCAGCTATTGCAGCAAGGAGAGCCGTCATAGCCAAGATGATAAGCATTTTTAGAACAGAAGCAAATACAGTTAGGAAGATTGGTTAGATGAAAGATTTCTATTCACAGCTTTGCAGATTTCAAGCATCTTCCTTTTTTCAGCAGGAAGTCAATTCAGTCATTTACAGTCCTGAAAATTTTTCATGCTCTAAAGATCCAAACTATGCTACGTTCCAAATAATTTACGATGACCATGTATTGTCTCATGGAGGAGTTTCAAATGTTGGAGAGTGCAATATACAATACAGCATTTACTCAACCAAGGTTGCAGATGTTTTATCTCAAGTTGAAGAGCTGATTGGATTCTATGAAGGCAACACCTATGACATTGGGGGTGGCTTTACTATCAATTATGCAAAGCTAAGAAATTTGTTGTCTACTGATGACAATGAAACAACAATAACTGACTACGGAAGGGTAGTTGAATTTACATTCAGATACACATACTCTGAATATCATTAACAATAAAATAAAATAATATTATGGCAACACAAGGATTCGGAATACAACTGGCTTATGAAACTGGAGGATCTTATACAACAGTAGGTGAAATCACTGATGTGACACCACCATCATTCTCTAAAGACACAATTGAAACAACGCACCACGCAAGCACAGCTGGCATCCGCACATTTGTGGGCGGTCTCGTTGACACAGGTGAAGCTTCTATGGAAGTAAACTATGGTGTCGCTGACACTGGGCACGTGTTTCTTAGAGATGCAGCACTTGCAGCAAATGATGCTCCTACTAACTTCAAAATCACATACTCAGACTCTGCAGATACTACAGAAACATTTGCAGCTATTGTTACAGGATTTGAAGCAACATCTCCTATGGATGATCGCATGACTGCAACAATTACTCTTAAGGTAAGTGGTGGTATCACTTACGCATAAAGCAATAAACATAAACTCAAAAACACATGGCTAAGATTACACACAAAGGTAAAGATGTTGATTTAATTATCACAAACAAAACAATGATGAAGTTCGAGCTGAGTGGAGGCAGTTTTCAAGATTTTGAAAAAGCTCCAATCTCTCAATCAATTCAATTTGTTTGTTGTGCTCTTGGATTGGAAGGTGATCCAATTGAGCATGCAGATGACTTCGGAAGTCTGAATAAAATAGCAGAATCAATAAAAGATGCTTTGAGTGAATCTGGCTTCGCTGAAGAAACATTGGGAAAAACAGATGGCTGAGTGCAGCAGCCAGAGCTCGAATCCTCTATGGTCTGTCAAGACAAGAGTGGGAGAGTCTGTCCAATGCAGACATAGCAGAACTGCACCATGTCTGGGAACTTCAGCAAGAAAAAGAGGACAGCAGATTTGCTCTGTTGTGTTCAGTAATTGCAAATTGCAACAGAGACTCTAAGAAGAAAAAGTCTCCTTACAGTATCGATGATTTTATGCCAGATAAAAAACCAAAAACAAAAGAAGAGGTGGTTAAGAAAGTTAAGCAATTCATGCAACATGTAAAATAAAATGGCTGTTAAAATCGGAGCTCTATTTGGCACAGTGTCCTTGGACACAAAGCAACTTGACAAGGACATTAAGAGAGTCAGTGCCAAGTTGAAGAGCTTGGGTGCAGGCATGAAGAGTGTTGGGTCGGCAATGACAAGATCTATAACAGCTCCAGCTATTGCTGTTGGTGCTGTATCGCTGAAAGTGTTCTCAGACTTTGAGCATGAGATGAACAAGGTCAAAGCTGTCAGTGGAGCTACTGAGAGTGATTTTAACAAGCTTACAGATTCTGCAAAAGCGTTGGGTGCATCTACAATCTTTACATCTCGTGAAGTTGCTGGACTGCAGTTGAACTTGTCAAAGTTGGGTTTTACTCCTAATGAGATTCTAAATTCAACTGAATCAATATTAGGTCTTGCACAAGCTACTGATTCAGAGCTTGGAGAAGCTGCAAGAGTTGTTGCAGGAACAATGCGAGGATTCGGGGTAGACACTCAAGAGGTTGGAAGAATTACAGATGTTATGGCAAAGGCATTCTCAAGCTCTGCTCTAGACATTGACAAGTTTGATGTTAGCATGCGGACAATTGCACCACTCGCAAAAGAGTTTGGACTGAGCTTTGAAGAGACAGTTGCAATGATAGGAATCCTTGCGAACAATAGTGTGGATGCTTCTACTGCTGGCACATCTTTAAGAAATATCCTTTTAAAGTTAGCCAAAAAAGGAATGACCTTTTCAGAAGCAATGAACATGATTGCAGAGTCTACAAACAAACTGGTCACTGCACAAGATTTGTTTCAAGCAAGAGGATCATTGACTGGCACAGTTCTTGCAACGCAAGCTGAACATGTGAAGACTCTTCAGGAAGGACTGGAAGGTTCAAATGGTGCTCTTGAAAGAATGGTGCAAATAATGAGTGGCGATACATTTACTGCAATGAAAATTTTCGGATCAAGAATCGAAGCAGTTGCTTTGATCATTGGAGAGATATTAGCTCCACACTTTGAAAAGCTTCTTGATTTTGTAGCTACCTTGGCAGAAAAGTTTTCTCTTCTAGATCCAAAGCTTCAAGCGAATATACTGATGTGGGTCGGCATAGTCGCTGTTGTTGGTCCAGTGCTTGTAGCCTTGGGAACATTCATTAGTATTATAGCACTTGCACTTCCTGCAGTTGCAAGCTTGGTTACAGCAATTGGATCTCTGATTGCTGCTTATGGAGGAATTGTCATAGGAGTCGCAGCACTCGCTGCAGGATTTGCCCTGCTCTTGCAGGATTGCATTGAGCTGGGAGAGTATCTTGGAGAAGAATTTTATAATATTTGGATAAAAGTTAAAGACTTTTTTGCAGATGGGTTTCCTGCTGCACTGAGAAAAACTTTTGATTTCATAAAATACTCCATGATTAGTGCCATTGATTCTTTGAGCAGAAAGCTTAATAGTCTTTGGAGTTGGTTCCAAACAGTATCAAGCAAGGTTACTTCCTTTGTTTCAAACTCAGCTGCAGGTATGGCAACATCAATGTTCGGTGGATTCAGAGCAGAAGGTGGTCCAGTCTCAGGAGGTTCAAGTTACATTGTTGGAGAGAATGGTCCAGAATTATTTAGCCCAAGTAGGTCTGGTCACATCACTTCCAATAATGAAATGTCAGGAGGTCAAAACATAACAATGAACTTTGCTGCAGGCACAGACATGAGCACAGTTGCAATGCTAAAGAATATGAAAGGTCACATTGCTAAGATAGCAGTGGATGCAGTCAGTGATGATTACCTCAGAGGAGGACTAACTTATAAATCAATTTCCTAATGCCAACATACCCATTAAATTTACCAACAGATCCTAGCCCAAAAAATGTTGATTGGGAGCAAGTCAGTCGTGTTTCATATTCTCGATCTCCACTGACAGGAAAGCAGAAAGCTTATGCACACAGCGGTCAATGGTGGAGAGTGTCTTTTGATCTTCCACAAATGCAAGAGGCTAAGACTGCTGAGTGGACAGCCATGTTGCTAAGGTTGAATGGCAAGGAAGGGTATTTTAATTTCATCCCAACCGAAGACACTCCACAAGGAAATGTGGGTGGTACTGGTTCTGCTATTATCAGTGCAGTGTCAGGATATGAGGTTACTTTGAATACAGTTTTAAGCGGTGGGGGTCTTACTGCAGGAGATTGGGTTCAAATAGGAACAGGTCTTTATAGAGTTACAGCAAGGACATCGATAGCTACAGAGACCTATGAACTTTGGCCAAAGCCACGAGCTGGAATTGTGCTTGAAACTACTACTCTGAATTATGGCAATCCTAAAGGGATGTTCAGATTGGCTGAGGGATTTAGATGGGATGTCAATCTTGCTAAGACCACAGGCATTTCATTAGTTGCAGAAGAAGTTCTAATATAATGTCAAGAAACTTAAGCACAGAAATCCAAGCGAAATTAGCAGAGCCTACATGCAGACCTGTTTACATGGTTTGTTTTGATTTCGTTGGCTGGAGCTTAAAAGAGTGCACAGGCAATCATTCTCACTCTTACTATGGAGACACTTATGAGGCTGCAAGCTATACTCTAGAATTTCCAACAGTAACAGAGTCCATTGAGCTTTCTGCTGATTCAGTCACTTTCAGTTTGTCTGGATCTACTGAGTTGCCAATTAACCTTTCAGATGTATACAACTATCGAAACAGAGAGGTTGATATGTATATTGGATTTGAGGCTGCAGATGGAACTATGCCAGACGCAAATGTATACAAATTGTTCTCAGGTCTGATGTCTGAAGTTGAGTTTGTTGAAGATGGAGAGAGTGACACATGGCAGGTTAAAGCTGAATCAAAATTAGTTGATCTGCAAAATGAAAAGGTGGCAAGGTATACTCACCAGTCTCAGCTAAATCTACATGCAGGTGACAAAGGATTAGAGTTCGCAAGCACTGCACAAGCAGGATTATTTTTAAGTAGGAATGAGACTCCAGACGAGCCATACACTAAAAAAATTATATATGGAACTGCTAAGGTTGAAGGATCAGTTGTCTTCATGGCAACAAGTGGATCAGGATCTAGGTATTTAAATCTTGTGGTTGCATTTGCAGGGCATGAGTGTGAATCGATCCAGCAAGTTTATTTAGATGACAGACCTTTGCTTTCTTCTGGATCAGTGTCAGGAGAATTTTCGAACATAGTTGCTTACCAAGAAAGGCTTGGGACATCTACGCAGGCTTATGTGTCTCAGCTCGCCACAGAAGTTGGTACAAGTGTTTGGACTTCGGATCATCAACTTAAAGGAATCTGTTATTGCTATTTAAGAATTCTTTACAGTGAGGATCTGTTCGGCTCAAGTGCTCCAAAGATCTCTGCATTAATTGAAGGAAAAAAGCTTTATGATCCTAGGACTGGTGGAGAATATTTTAATGACAATCCTGCACTTGCAGCTAGAGACTATTTGTTGAATACTGTGTATGGATTCAGCAGTGGGTCGGCAAGAGTTGATGATACACTAATTACAGTCGCTGCAAATGATTGTGATTTGCTTGTTGATAAAAAAGATGGAACTCAAGAGAAGAGATACAGGATCAATGGATTCTTGTCTACAGATTCAAAAATTGGAGACAACTTAAAATTACTTTTAGCATGTATGGCAGGGAAGGTTAGTTACCTTGGAGGAGAGTTCGCTGTCTATGCAGGGACATATGCACTATCATCTTTTGTTATAACTGAAGATGAAATGACAGCTCCACTAAACTTGACTAGCAACTCAGTCCGAAGTTCATACAATGGAGCAAGAGGCATTCACACATCACAAGATTTAGAGTGGAAGGAAGATGAGTTTCCACCATATCAAGATTCTGCTGATCTAACTGAAGATGGGGTATCAAGATTCATAGATCTTCCTTTGCCTTTTACAAAGTCTGCTTCAGCTTGCCAACGCATTTCTAAGATAAAGGTTAAGAGAACTAGGTGTTCAAGAAAACTTTCCTTGCAAACAAGTCTTGCAGATCTTAACATTAGGGCAGGAGATGTTATCAGCATAACATCTGAGAAGACAGAAATTGATGGGGGTGTTTACGAAGTTCAAAGCATGTCAATTGCAAATGGTCTTGAGCCATACATAAGCATGGAACTATTTGAAACCAAAAGCAGTGTATATGATTGGGATGCTTCAACAGAGGAAACAGAGGTTGGCACAGCTCCATCAGTTTCAAACTCTGTGCTTGCTTGGTCATTGGCAAGGCTTGGATCTCCTACTGCATCTCCAGGAACTAGATCATATACAGTTGGATTCACTGTAACAGTTAGTCACAATGAATCTGGAGTCACCTGTCGTTACTCAACTGATGGGAGTGAGCCTGATGAAGCAGATTCTTCAGTAGCAAATGGAGGCACAATTAACATCAGTGGTGCAACAATCAGTTTGAAGCTGAAATCATTTCAGAACTCAGGATCTCTTACTTCTGAAGTTGTGACTTACGAGTACACATACAATGCTCCAACAAATCTTGTGCCTTCACCTTTGCACAGATTTACTTTTTACTCTGGCTCTAGTCAGAGCGACTCTCATCCTTATGTTCAGTTTGCAGTTCCTACTCTTGGGGGCACAAATCTTTACAACACAAGGAATGGAGGATCTACTTATTCTCTTTTGAAAAGCAACACTGCTGCAGGAACTTATTATACAGACACTACTCTGCTCACCACAAGCTGGACTCCATCAGAGTATAGAGCTTATGCAACTAAGGCAGGATACCTAGACTCCAATCCACGACAAGTTCCTAATCAATGCATTCCTCCACTGATGATGGGAGTGTACGAATATCAAAACAGCAGTGTAGCTTATTTAGTGTGCTTGGTATTTGGTAGCAGTGCGACACTCTATATGAGATATAGATACAGAACAACTAATGGTCCAGGTGCTTGGAACAGTTGGAGTAACTACTTCACTAATGGCACTGGCTGGAGTTGGGGCAGTGGGGTATACAACCAAGGTCAAGCTTGGCAAGGTACGCTAGCAAAATTGCTACACTCTAACTCTCGGTCTTATCAGTATGAAGCTTACATAGCACAATCTGGATTTAGCAACAGCATAGTTTCAGGGATTCAGAATGGCTCTAGTCCAACCAGTGGTAATGTTTACTATGGCACAGATACTGGCACAAGCGTTTACAGCACTACTGGAACACAACCTTATCCGATTTCATATACAATCAAACCTTCTAACTGGAGATAGATCTTAAACAAAACAACCCCACCATCTCTGGCAGGGTCATTTGAAAGTTGATCTGGATCTTTAGAAGGACAGCCAGTTGTCTGTGGCTCGTGATTCAGGCTGAACAAAGGTCTTCTCTTCTGAAGACTCCTCCTCTGATTCATCTTCAACAAAGTCATCAACAATGATCTCTTTTCTTTCAGTCAAGTCACCAAATTCAAAGTCACTCTTTTCAAGTGCTATAATAGTTCTGTCAACCATGTGGTCATTGAACTCTCTGAACTCATTTGACTGTGTCCACTTTTTTAGCATTGCTGCAACTTCTTTAGAGCTGTTCATATTTATATTCCTCCAGTTGTTTGTCGGCATCAACGAGGCATTTGTTGCCCCACTCAGTAGGTCGCAATGTTCCTGCCAAGCCATCTTGCTTAGCAACGCTTGATCTGATTACTGCCTCGACAAGCTCATTGATCTGTTGAACATATCCTAGGGATACTTGATAATGGTCTCCGTGGATCTGCTTGGCATATCCTTTAGAGAGCATTCTTACTATTTTTGCATTTATTAGTTTCATGGTTATGATATTATGGTTGGTTGTTATGGTTGGTTGCACTTCCACTGTGGGTGCACAGCGGCAAGTTTCCAGTAAAGTTTATCGAGCCACCTGCCTCCTGCGACAGCATCAGGATCATCTTCACAATGACCTTCTCTGTAGTCGAGGCAAGCTCGTGAATCGCAATCGCAGATAAAGTTTTTGAGGATGTCATCGTCAACCATTAACTCTTTGTCATTGATCTTGCGATCTGTTAGCTGATCAACAAATGCTTGATACCTGTCACGGAACTCTTCGCCAAAGCAGTCAATTGAATTTTCTACCATCTCGTTAAAACGAGTGTGGGCATAGTCAGAAAGTTTTCTGCTAGTTGTTTTGGTGGATACTTGAAGTTTGTTTTTCATAGTTATGATTTTATGGTTGGTTGTTATTAGAGTTGAGCAGAAAGTCTGCAATGTAGCTTTTCCTTAACTAGCTCAAGAACAGAATAGTATTCTACATTGTCTTTTACATAGCCAAGATTATCAACCACTCGCTCTGAGAAGTAAGCTAGGTCAGAGTCACTCAAGACTTCTTGTGAATCGCTCATCCAGTCTTTTACTTGTTCAGCTTCGGAGTCACAGAATTGATTTAATTTTTGTAGGTCTAACATGATTGGTATTGGTTATGGTTTTTATGATTTTTAATTTAGCTTAGACTTAAGCTTGCCCTCTAGTTTGCACAGAGATTTGAACAAGGCAAGCACATAAACGCACTTTATTGATCTTTTTTTTGGTCTCTTATTTCGACCACAATCCCAGCTATATAGCAGGCAAGAAGCCCAATCCAGATATTTGTCAGAGCAATGCTGATAAAAATAATTAATTTTAATGTCTCAATCATGGCTAGTTTAAGTTGTTTAAATACATGCGTCTATTAATAAGGGATTCTAAGAATCCTTGAAGAGTTTCCTTCCATTGAACATCTTGCATTCCACAAATGACATCTGCTTGTTTATTTAAAAGAGCAGTCACAATCTTGGATTTGCTTCTGTGAATTTCTACTGTGTGTTCTGGATACACCCACACCATTAAATCTTCGCTGACAATGTAAACTAAAGTGCCGACAACTGTTCCAACTTTATTTAAATCATGTATGGCTGATGGCTGTGCTTTTTCATATCTTATCTTGCAATTTATTGAGTCCACTGTTTTCAATTCTACCATCATGCTCATGCTAGGAATTTTGTGACTAAATAATAAAAGGTCTGGGCAACCTTGAATGGGCAGTCTCTCTAAACTGACCATGCTAAATCCTTGGATGGATTGAACTTTCTTGCTAAATGTTATTTCATTCATAAGACATAAAAAATGATTTGGGGTCTTGTAGGATTTGCTCTGACAAGAGTTTCTTTTCTCTCAGAGATTTTATGATTTTAGAATCTTGGGTGTTGCCAGCAACCAAATCCCAAATGTGAAGTTTATGTTTGAGACCTTTTCTGTGAGCACGCTTTTCACATTCTTCACGCAAACGCAAAGACGGATCATTGGCATAAAAAACAACATGCTGTGCGGCAGTAAGAGTATGACCAATGCCTGCTGTCTGTGGCTGTCCAATAAAGTAAAGCACGCTGTCATCATTCATAAACTTTCGCTTTGCTTCATCTCTATCGTCTTGGTCTATTCCTCCATGGAAACTTACTGCTTTGTCTCCAAGCACTTCTTGTATCAATTCTAAGTCTGCTCTGAATCTTGCAAAGATTAAATGCTTCTGTCCTGCATTCTGTTCAATCAATGCTTTGAGTGCTTCCATTCTGCTAGGAGATTCCTTGTTGATTTTCAACAGCTCATCTTCGTTCTTAAACCACCCAGAACTTATTTGCTGTAGCCTCATGTTCTTGACCATGGCTAATGTCTCCTCCATGGTTGCTGGCATAGACTCTTCATCAGACTCTTCATCAGACTCTTTTTCAAAGAATGCAAAGTCTTGGACTTTCAATTGATCAAATACTTTCCTCTCTTCATTCGACAAATCAAAATGCCACATCTTGTAAATCCTGTCTGGCAGGTCTAGGCAATCATCTGCCAACACACGATAGCAATGCCCATCTATTCGCTTGTGTAAAGTTTCCAAGTTCCTGTAGCCAACAATTTCATTGAAGTATCCAATCTGGCAGAACTCACTTTTAAATCCTGTCCATGTATTGTGTCCAATGATCCAAGAGTCCAAGAACTTGAATTGGCTGTAAAGCTCTCCAGCACCTTCTGCGACTGGCTGTCCATCTAAGATTCTCCTGTATGGAGCGAGCTTGGAAACCTTGGTCAAATACTTGGTGCGATTTGCTTGTGGATTCTTGATGCTCGCAGACTGATCAACGACCAGCATATATTTGCCACTGTTCAAGTATAGCTCCATCCACTTGCGAGCTGCATCACTGGTGAATGCTTCTGCATTAAATGCAATCACTCTAAACTTGTCACTTGTTCGCACACGTTCAAGCTCCTCACGCTTTCTCTTTGTCTTGTGCTGAGGAGTCCAAGTGACAGCATCATAAGGAATACTCATGTCTACAGGCAACTCATACTCAATCCAATTGCGGTGAACTCCGTTTGGCCAAGCGACAATAATCATCCCATCAATCTGTCCTTTGTTCGCTAAGTAACAAGCACTGTCAATTGTGACCTTTGTCTTGCCTGTGCCTTGCTGCATTAGCAATGCGAACACCGCTCTGTCTCGACTCAATGCAAATGCTTTGCGTTGGTGATCCATTGGCTGGCGAGCATACTGATAATCTGAATCATCTGGGATGACAGCTCCAGAGTTTTTGATTGTCCTCATGTCCTCAGATATGCCAAGCATGTGCTCATGAGATTTCAATGTCTCTGCACTGCCTCCTAGCCACTCTGCCTCTGGCCAATTATTAATTGCATGCTGAACATTGAGACGAGTTATTTTGACAGCAAGACTTCTGCCGATCCATCTTGTGTGGGCAGGGAACTTTCCCATAGCAATGAATACATCTGGATCTGAAATGTCAGCAATCAGAAGCAAATTGTTATTTTTGTATGGTGTTATCTGCACAATATTTATATACAGCGAAAGCCACCTAGGATGTCCCTAGGTGACCAGTTGCTTATTGATTGGTAGCTATGCTGCAATTGTTTCTGTGTGGCCATCTAGGACACTTAGGAGGGATTGCGAGCGACGAGGAAGGCGAAGTGTGCCTCCACGATATACATTGGTGAATGCATTCTGTAGCGACCATAGGTCACGACTGCCAAACTCTTCGTGCTCTGGATTGTGCCATTGGGTAATCACATCAGCCATTTGAGACTTGGTGCAAGCACCTGCACGGAATGATCTGACAATCAAGTCATGAGCAGTCTTGTCATCAAGATCAAGAGCCTTGTAAGCTGTGATGCGATTGTCAGTAGTCTGCCAAGTGTCTTTGAGGAGCCCAATTGCTTGGCTCATGATTGTAGGAAGGTCACGCAGGATATTAGTTGTGTGGCGTCGACCTAAAACAATCTCATTGTCAAAGATCAGATTGCTGCAAACGAATGGAGCATCACCAGCAGCAATGCCTGCACGAAACGCTTTGTCGTGTGAATTACGTAAGCACATCACTGTGCCAACTTCAGAGTCATGCTTGCGGCTAAGATTGTTACCACGCACTTGGAACATTCCGAAGTAGTGATTGTCTTCACGAGCAAGAGCATGGTGCTCATTAACGATCTGCAGGTCTGAGTTTTTTACAGACTCACGGAAGTTTTCAACAAGGCAATCATGAGCAATTGGATGCCAGCGATTACTAGCCTCTGGAGTTGCTACATTTTTGATTACGTCGAAGTCAACTTCGTTCTCTCCACATATAGAAAGGTTGAGAGTTTTGTTAACAGGATTGGATGTATTTATGTTCATTGTATTTATTGTATTTGTTATGGTTTTATTAGTATAACTGAATGTTATGGTTCCTAGCTTGCACGTATATCTGGACTGGGCAAGTATTATTATTGTTTATTTTTGATTTGATAAAAGGCAGTGTAGGATGCTGCACCCCATAAGAGATTAACTATATTGCGTCTCGAACACTGCTCTGGCTTCCTCTTCTGAGTTGGCTTGCATATCATTGTCGAACTGATAGAAGACTTTGTAGTCAATTGGCTCGCCAGTCATGTGGTCTTTTGCGTTTGCATAAACATGGGTGTAAGTGTAAACAGTCAGACCTCTGCGTAGACCTTGATTGTCTGAGTTGCTGGTAGAGGTCTTTGTGAATGTGCCGTCTGGATTCTTGCCAATGGTCACTACATTTTCCCATGGCTCGAAATATTTCTCATTGGCATCTTCTAGTGTGTCAACTTTTAGATATCCACCGATACTTGTTTGTGAGTAATCACTGCTGTGTGTGAACAGTTGTCTGATGTCATTGTCGTCGCAGTTGCTAAGGACGATGTATGTGTCACCACCTTTGTTCTTCCAGTATTCTGGGCATTCGCCTTCGCCATCCCAGTTGTGTGCTCCGTAGTTTTCGCGGTATTGAGTTGTTACGATTGTGTGCTTTGTATTCATTGTATTTTTAGTTATGATTTTATGATTTTATAAATTAGCTATTGTCTTTAAGAAGCTTGCGAGCTTTGCAAAGAGTCTCAATCTGTTCGTCGAGTAAGCAGTAAGCAGTTCGCAGTCTGTTGTCTTCAGAAGTTCCAACTACAGAAGGAGTGTTGATGATTTTGTTTTGCTCGATTGCTAGTTGCTTGATGACTTGCTTGATCTGGCGGTAGGTGGCTTGTTGCTCGTTGTAGGATTGAATGTTCATGATATTTAGTATTTTTATGGTTTTATTTAATTTAGCTTAGAGTTAAGCTTGTCCTCTAGTTTGCACAGAGATCTGGACAAGTCAAGTAAATATGCAAAAGTAATGAAAATACTTTTATGACCATCTATCCCAATGCTAAACACACTTGAAGCGATCATTGTCAGTCAGCTTCAAAATTTTATTCACAAATAATTGAGTCCAACCTTCTTTTTTGCTGGCTTTTACAAGATACCAATCTCCTGTTTTTCCTGTCTCAACTATTGGCTTGGCAAGAGTCATATACTTGTGTCTGTCTATTGAGGCTAAACTATTTCCTGTGTCGTCTTGCAATGACATGCCGAAGAACAATGTCTGACCATGCATAACTTTTCCTCCTCTTCGCTCTAGCAATACTGGCTCATTGTGATCACGCAAATTCTTATCCATCAACTTTCCTATGACTACAAATTCTCCTGAGTTAGTAATTGTTATGTCTGCAATCTCTGTTATCTTAGATGTGATATTATATTTGTGTGGCTCTGCTTTTATGTGTCCCCAAAGTTCTTTGCATTCCCAGATTGAATCCCAAGGAGTTGTTCCAGAAGTAAGCAGAGTTGTTTGTCTTTTGCTCATTGGCTCTCCAGTGCTACGTTTATCCATTATGCTTCTCGCCATCTTTTCACCAACACCTTTTATTCCTATAAGACCACCAACAAGATTTCCATCTTGGACAGACCAGTTGGATAAACTTTTGTCAGCATCATACGGCTTGTAATTATATCCTTCTTTGCTCAACTCTCTTAATATTCTTATGCTCTGGTCTTCATCTTTTGCATTACGCAAACATGCTGCAGCAAACTCAAGTGGGTAGTGTGCTTTTAAAACCATGCACCAATAAGAGATCAGTCCATAAGCAACTGCATGCGATCGATTGAATGCCCAAGATCCCATTGTATTAATCTTGTCCCATATCATTCTTGATGTGTCTTTGTCCAGTCCATTTTCAATTGCACCCAATTCAAACTTTTCATAGAAGTTGTCGAAGAATTCTTTGCCTAAACTCTTGCTCATTGCTTTACGCAATTTGCTTACATCACCCCAGCTTAATTTTCCTACACTTCGTGCCACTTGCATGACTTGCTCTTGATAAACAATGATCCCATAAGTTTTGTCTGTGTATTCTTTTACAAGAGGGTGCATTGGATTTGCTGGAGCACCATTCTTGCGTTTAATGTATTCTGTTGTGCCTCCAGAGATCAGTGGTCCAGGTCTGCCCAAAGCTGTGATGGCAGTAATGTCCTCAAATGATTCCACTTCTATCTGCTGGCAGATGTTCTGAAGAGCAGTTCCTTCAAATTGGAAGATGCCTGCAAAATACTTCTTATTGATAATGCTGAATGCTTCCTTATCATCTAGCTTCCAATTCTTTATCTGATCCCTTGTCATTCCTACTTGGTCTAAGACATCTTGTAGAACGCTCAGAGTCCTCAGCCCCAAAACATCAATCTTCAGCATTCCTATGGCTTCTGAATTGTGCTTGTCAATCATAGCACAACCACTCTTTTCATCAACCGCACAGTAAAGATTTGTTGGCTTGGCAGTGACAATGATTCCTGCAGCATGAACACCTGTGTGTCTTGCGTGGTGCTCAATATCCGCTACCACCTTGAGTTCTGGATACTTATTAAGAGTTTCTTTGCCCACATCAAGTTGTTGAAAAGTATCAAGCAAGCAGAATGCAGCTCGAGAGTCACCACCAGACCTTTCAATGATGGCTTCTTTAAGGTCAGAAACCTCCCACATAGGGATGCTCAAAGCTTTGCTCACATCTGTGATTGCTGACTTGGCTTTGAACACACTTATAGTTCCTAGCTTACTCACACAATCAGAGCCATACTTCTTGCAGAGATATTTGTAAACCATTTCTCTCTTGGTGTCTTCAAAGTCAATATCAATATCAGGATAGTCCATTCGGTTGATGTCAATGAAGCGTTCGAACAACAGGTCATATGGAATTGGATCAACATCGGTGATGCCTATCAAGTAGCAAACCAAGCTACCACAAGAACTGCCACGAGCTGGACCAACAAACATCTTTGTCTTTGCATACTTGATCAGATCTGCAACGACATAAAAGTAGTCTTCAAACTTCTTTTCCTCAATCAAATCCAATTCTCGTTTAAGTCTTGCTGCATAGACTTCATCCTCCAAGTTCACACCTAATTCAATTGCACCTTGTTGGCACATTTGTGCAAGGGTTTGCCATGTTTCTGGCTTAACCATCTCAGCCACTGGGAATTCAAATCTGCACTCTTCAAAAACAGCTCTGGTTCTGTCTGGTATGTCAGCTAACTCATCACCAAAGAATTCAATCCAGTCTTCTGTGTTCATGATTGTAGCAGGGCTAGTTATCATGTTGTAATTGTTCATGCCAATAGTGACTTGGTGTGCTGGCAGATCTTTAATAGTAGGATAGTAGTTGTTTGAACATGCCAACAGCTTTGGTCTGTATAGCTCTACCATTCTATTCTTGTGCCAAGTATTGTTCTGAGTATCTAAAGCCACATAGAAGTTGTCTCTCGCCATGAAATCATCCGCATAGCTTTCATCCCAATAAGCTCCAAGCACCACAATCAAATTACTGCTAACAGATGACAATATGGAATAGTCAATTCTAGGAACATAATAAAACTTTTCAGTAGACAAAGTTGTCAGCTCATAAAGCTCTCTGAGTCCTTCTTGATTCTTGGCAAAAAATCGAGTGTATGAAATTGGTTGCTTTGCTCTGTCATCACAGTTGGCTACAGTTGGCAACTCAACTCCCAACAGAGGGATCTTGTCATGCTCCTTGCAGGCTTTGATAAAGTCAAGGTGTCCCCAAGTGCTTGCTCTGTCACAGATCCCCACAATGTCTTCTTGGTTGGTTTTTAAGACATCCTCTAGCTTGCCAGTTGCAAGTCTGAATGAGTATTGAGTTCTGTTTGCAAAGTTTATCATTTTATATCTATGTAATTATTTTCTATCATCCACACAGCACACTTTGTCAGTGCTTCAACATCATTGATCGCTCTGTGTGCACCTTCAAATTTCATACCACCAGTTGCGATCTCGTATAATCGTCCTTGGTTGAGTCTAACTCCTCTTAGGTGAAAGCTTTGCTCAATGGTGCAGATCAAATTCTTAGGCATTGGAAAGTCTTCCACTTGGTTACGCTTCATCTCAATTTCAATCATGCTCTTATCAAATGACAAGTTGTGTGCAATGAGATTGGTTTCACCTTCAAAGAATGACTTGAGTTCGCCAATGCGTTCTGAAAATTTCTTTTCATCCTCAATCATCTTGTCTGTGATCTTTGTTATTTTAATTATCTCTGGTGCCAAAGGTCTGCTTGGATTAACTAAAAAGTGCAACCTATCAAGCTCTGCAAGTGTTTCATCACAAAGCTTGATGGCTGCAAATTCTATTACCTTTGGCTGATGCTTGATGTCAGAGGCAATTGCCTTAACAAGTCCAGTTGTCTCTGTATCAAATATAATCATCAGTCTTTTTTTCTGAATGAATCTGTATACTCAACCATTGCACAGTAAACTCCTGCATCATGAATTGAATCTTGGTGACCACCTTCTGGGAAGTTAGATGCATACCTAGTGATTTTAACAATCAGCAATTCAAACAAGTGCCAAGAATTAAAGTCCTCTTTGGTTTGCAGCTTTATACCATCTGGAAAAAGAGTGTTCATGATTACTCCAACTTTCATATAGTTGTCTTTGTAAACTGAATTCCTTTCCACATAAGTCTCTGCAGACTCTTTGAGTATTTCTTCAACGCTCTTACGCATCTTTCTCCAATCGTTGGATTAGCTTCAAGTCCCAACCAAGGTCATCAAGAGTATCAAACACACAGTAGTGATATTTGCGTCCATTGTTCTTGAGGAACTCATTTGTGTGATCAGTTGTAAACAGTTCCTGTGCAACTTTGATCTTATAAGTATCATACAAGAACTTTTTCTCGCTGTCTATTTCTTCAACATGGAATCCTTTGTGAGATAAGAATGTCTTACTCAGATCTCTTCCTCTGACTCCATGCCAGTTGTCTCCTTGTTGATAGTTTAACAGCTCGAACTCATAGCCCATTTCATAATTGAATGCTAGGTTTCCTATTGATCCTCCAACAATCTCTTTGCCGAAGCACTCTCCTGTTGCAGTAACTTGATCACGCACCCACTCTTTAGTTCCTAGGATTGTGTTGTGGTTCTCTATTGCCAGACCAATGTTAGGGCAGTAGATTGCCACTTGATCTATTTTTCCGTATCTTACTTCTATGCTATTCATTTTATTATGCTCCGTATGGGATTATTGTTCCAGTTAAGTATTTGTGTCTCTGTTTAGTTGATAGCAGGAATGCTAAGAACTCTGCCAAGCTGTCAGGATCAGTTTCTTCACCTGCCAGAAGTGCATTGAGCTGATATTCTTTTGCTTGCTCTGGTGTCCAGCCACGCACAGAAGGAACTCTGCTGTCAATGTAATCAGACATTCCAGTTCCAGATAGCTTGTTGGGTGAAATGCCGAACACTGTAATGCCATGTGCCTTTGATAATTCTCTGGCGAGCTGGAGTGTCATTATGTGAGCTGCACCTTTACTTGCATTGTAGGCAAGTGAGTTAGTCATTGGCATGTGAGAAGCATTAGAGACAATGTTCACAATGAATCCTTTTGTGTCTTTAAGCTTCTGCAAGAAGTGCTTGGACATATTAAATATAGACTTCGCATTTGTGTCCATAACTAAATCCCAATCTTCTTCAGTAAACTTGTCCAAGTAATCAATGCGATTAACACCTGCGCAGTTTATGATGCCATGGACTTCTACTTTTACATCTAAAGAGAATTCATGAACAGATGTATAGTCAGTCAGATCGACTTCCCACTTGTCTGCTTTAATTACATTTGTATTCTCGTCCTTCCTTAAGTGTTCGCAAATGCTTTCACCTAATCCAGAATTCGATCCTGTTACTATTATATTATTCATTTATTTTTCCTTTGTTTACGTTGATTGCTATGTCGTCATATATCTTTACACACCTTGTGTCCTTGACATTTGTTACCTCTAGTTTGACTCCAAACTTGATCCAGCTCCATGCAGTGATGTAATCAATAGACATGATTGAATTTAACCCTGTCTCATCTGAACACCTTGCTGTGAATATTTTGACTCGTTTGCCGTCTAGCAAATCTCTTGCCATGCGTTCACAAACTAATGACTGGTCATCTCCTATGTGGTCAGCACCTAGCCAACCATCATAAGCAACAAGAGTTCTGTCTAGGTCGTAACCAACCCAACTGGTGTCCTCGTTGCCCATGTAACCTGTGATGTCATAGAGATCATTTGTGTGCTTTGCTATATATATTCTTGTTGTTGGCTTGCTCACTTTTCACCCTTCCTAATTTTATCAATCGCTTTCCATCCACAGTAACGCTCTTCAGTTGAAAGCTTTCTTTTTTCACCTGTCTCGATTAGTTGCTCTAAAAGCTTTAGCCGATCCTGTCCTTTGGGTTGAATAAAATCTTCAGCCCATGGGTGAATCTTTATTACCTCTTCAAACATCCCTTCAAATACATCTCTGTATTCGTTCTGAGTCCTCTTGCCAGTTCTAGATCTGCCCATCTCAGCAATCGTTCTTAAGTTGAACTGAGCAATAATGTTGGTGCATATATTTGTTGGCAGAACTCCTCTGGCATCTTCTACTGCACAGCCCATGTCAATAAGATCATCATAGGTCTTCTGTATGGTGTCCATGCACTTGTCGTATGCTTCCTTGCAATTGACATTGTCCTCAATAGTTGGACCAGTTACATATTCAAACTTCTCCATGTTGAGAAGACGCATTGTCTGCTGGGCATAACTGCCTGTCCTAGTCCTAACAAACTGGTGAGTGAATGCTCTGCTAACTCCAGAGATCTCGAATGTGTAATTCACAAACTCCCAACTGCTTGGAATTGTGTTAGCCATGTAAGAAAGCTCTTCTTGCTTTTCTTCAATGGACATCTTCTTGATCTTGTCTCTAGTCTCATCTCCTTGAGTGAGCCTAGTGCTCTTAGTATAGATCAGCTTATCAACTGCTCCATATGTATAATCTATTAATTTTACTTTCATTTTATTTTGGTTTTATGGTTGTGGTTGTAATGGCTAGTGCCAGAAAGCTTTTCTATCTTACGAACGTCATCAACTACTGCATCCATAAGCAGTGGTCTCCACGTTGCGAATCTCCCTAATGAGTAAACATTGTATTGCTGAGTCAAGTAATAAATAAACTCCTGCCTCTCATGCTCATCAATGCTGAGTATTTTCCCAAGTGGCTGTGTGTGAACTGTCTCCTCTTCTATTTCAATGTCTGTTGAATTTAGACTGCAAATTGTGCTGAGGAAATTGTAGACCACTTGCCTAGATTTTTCAGTAACATCTACATCACACTCTATAATCAAGTCATCTCCGTGAATGCTTCCTCTGTACCAATGTGTATACAAAGAAGAATTGTAAATTGTCTGGTGCACTCTGCTCTTTGGCTTCTTCAGCTTACACCTAATAACAAAGATCGGCTTGGCACATTCTCTAAATTTTATATCTGTCTTCCAGCCAACGATCTTCATCATCACAGGCATGGGCAATGTGCTTATAGTAAGATCACCATCATGCTTGCATCCTTCAATGTTAGCCTTGCCAATGGTGACTCCATACTCCACTTCAATGCTGTTAGCCATCTGCTCAACAAAGTTGTTAGGTGCTAAATACCTTACGCAAGGATCCAGATTCCAAACACTCCTGTCTTCAATTGCACCAGTAGCTTTTAAACTATAATTATTTGCATCTTGAACTGATGGTTTTTCCTTGTAGCCATTGTGTGTATACAATGACTTGTTCACCTTAATTTTTTGGAATGGTATGCCAGTGGCTTCACTAACACTTTGATTGCGGAATCTCAATACAGCTTTGTGCAAGTCTGGAAGCTCGTCTTTGGCTTCAAAAACTGTTGGGCATCTTCTCCGCATCATGTTTGCAGCAAGCAGACCTGCCATGCCTGCTCCTAATATATTTGTCTTTTGCATTTTAATAATAGTGTGAATTGTTAATGATATTTATAAGAGATAAATTGCCACACGCTAACAACCCCATTAACGTGTGGCAATGATCTGTTCAGCTTTTAGAACGGAACTTCTTCTGTGCTTTCTGGTGCCTTAGTTTCTGGCATCCCTTCGTGTGCAGAAGTCTTTACATCGCCTGCAATGATCTGTTCACGGAATGCTTTTGCATCGTTATACAATTGCATTCCATTTTCAATCTCTGTGACGTTGTTGTCGCCAGCAATCTTCCAACCAAACCAAGAGCCTTGGTCATTTGATTCTGGTGATGTAGTAAGCTTGTATGTCCGATAAAACATTGCAGGATTGAATGATCCTTCTCCTTCTGATCGTGCTACTCTCAACTGGTTGATCATAGTGTTCCACTTTTTGGACTTCTTGATTTGACTGCCATGCATTGATAATGCGTATGGACTGTAAGAGCCATCTTCATTCAACACGTAGATGTAATACTCTGCACAAGGCATAATCACGTTGCCATCATTGTTGATGTATTGACCACGATCATCACGCTTGCAATTGTTAAGAGGATAATCACCTTTGTGGACATTGACCAATCCTCCACCTTGTTTGCGAGGCTCCCACTCAAGATATGACTTTGAATATGTGATAGGTAATACTGTCACACCTTCTCCACCATCAATAAGCTTCTCTTCAGCATTGTCAATAATCATTCCTGCCTTAGCACCATCAACAGATTGCACCTGTTCACTTAATGCTTGCAGAATCTTAAGACGAGGAATGATGTAATCATCCTTGCCCATTTCTTCTTGTCCTGCTCCACCATCTTCTTCAAATGATGTAACTGATAGTTCATTCTTACTTGCTTTTGTTATTTGTTTCTTAGCCATATATTATGCTTTCCTTTATTGTTATTAGTTTAGAGCTTAGAGCTTTTTTCTGCCCATTTTTAACTCTGCGATACTGCCTGTGTAAACATTAAATGCATCCAAGTCCACATCTGTGCCTTGTGACATTTGTTCTTTCACCCAAGCGGTAAGTTGTCCTGTGTGAACTGTATCATTCACCTCTACATTCAGTCCTAAGCTTTGCAGCTCACGGATAGCACTGTCTTTGCGTTCAATGTCACCTTTTTCAAATTGGACATCTAGCTTAGACTTGATCAGTGATCCTCCTCCACCAAGAGTTAGGGATGCTAATGCCATCTCTCTTTTCTCGATTAGTTGCTCTCTGCGATACTGATCCTTTTCTCTTGCGATAGATGTAGCTGTTGGAATTGATGCTTTAACAAAGCTCTTAACAGAAACTTTTATACCATCACTTGTTTCAAAGCTTTCAAGTCCTAACTCTGCCATAGCTTCTGGAAGGTGAAGTGTGTCTACTTCTTCTGCATACTTCATCAACTCTTTCAAGACAATCTTCTTGTCTTCAATCTCATTGGAAAGTTGTCTGCGATTCTTTAAAAGACTTTGCAATGTAGTTGTGTCTTCTGAGGGTAATGCTTTGTCATGTTCTATATTTTCGTTATTCATAATTTTATTTTTATTGGGTAGTAATAACCACCATTAGCACTGCTTGGTCTTTTTGACCAGAACAGATAGTTTATCTCTTTGAATCCCATGTCGACTAGCACCATAGGCACCAACCATTGAACGGATGGATCTGCGAATCCAACCCACAACAGGAAGTCTTCCTTGGGATCAAAATCTTTCAAACGCAGTCTAGCTTTTTCAACTGCTGCATCTGTGTCTATATAAACTCTGTCACCTTTATCAAAGATTGCTTTTATTGCTCCATGGTCTGCAGCACTGCTCAGATCTGGCGTCCAACCATCGCTCTTAGGCAACGGCTCTTGCATTAAATATACTTTACTCATTTTATTGTTTTTTGTTGTTTTGGTTTATGTCTTTGCAGGTCTTGATTGATTCTGAATAGCCTCTCTTTACCCAGAAGTGTCTCCAGCCTTTTTCTATTTCTTCTATTAAAAATTTGTCACAGGGAAATACATATTTTGTGTGCTTGATAATCCAATACTTTTTCCTCTCATGGTGCTCAGCAATTTTACTGCCACGCAATGTCTGTTTGTGGTTAGTATGGCTCATTCTCAAATAGTTGATTTGTTTGCTCTACATCTTCATTTCCTAATCCGTCCTCATATGCAGTTGCGATTCTTTTCTTATCATCCTCATAGCTTTTCATCCAAGATTCTATGTTGCGTAATGCCCACAGTCTTTTGACACAGCCTGTTGATAGTGATATCTGTGCTGGGAACTGTATTGCTCCTAGGTCTTTAAGCTTCCTGCCTAGCCAATGATTTGTGACAGTCTTATTAAACCTTTTCTTAATGACTTCAGACAGATCGGTAACACTTATGATGTCGCACTTGAATGGCCAATCACCATGTTCAAATCTGTCCTCGATGAATTCATCAATGGGCAATTTTGTAGCTGAGATAGCTATCTTTTTTCCTTGGGTCATTGGAGCATGACTTTGTGGATTAAACTTTTTCAAATCTCTATTAAGAAACCAATGCAAGATAGCAGAATAATTATTGCGAGTCCAATCCCAGAGCTTTTTATAATACATTGATGACTTTGGCTTAACATCTGAATAGATCATGCAATATCTTCGGTCATCTTTGTCCAATATAATGCTGTCGTCATAATTTGTGAATGCTATTAAGTTTGCCACATTCCTCATCTTATAAGTTGGCTTGTGCATCTCCCTAATTTGAACAATGCTTTGCGTGATTATAGGCTTCAGCTTATTCATCAATTCTAATCTGCCTCTTGCCATAAGCTCTTCAATAATAATTAGGTGTGAAGACTTTAACCAACCAGTATAGATCTCGTGTATCTCATCATTGCTTGGCATTGATACGTTAGTCTCACCCAGCATGTTCATCAAGATGTCTCCAATGTATGATTTGCCTGTGCCTTGGTGACCACGGATGATTAGCATCCATAGAATTTTGTGTCCTTTATTCTGCACATTGTATGCCAGATAATCATAAACGATATTGCACTCAATTTCATTGGTGAACATGTATTCAAAATGATCTGTCAATGGTGTGACATCTCCTGCCAATGGCTTGATCTTGCTTGGTCTGTAAAGATTATAAGTCTCGTGCTCAGTTTGCTTATCTACATAAACAATTGGTTCTCTTGGGTCATAAGTTATTGATGGAAACTTTTTGAATTGTGGATTGCTGATTGCATCCTTAGCTGCAGTTCCACGCTCAACCAAGTGTGCATATTCATCGCTGTATTGCTCCTTGTCATATTCAAGCATGGACTCAACGTGATGGAATCGCTTTGTGCTAATTGTATACACCCATCCTGTTGGTTGATTGGGCATTAACATCTCGTTACAAAAGGTCTCAGCTTCGGTGTCTGTAAGCTGTGTTATTATGTCCTCATTGCCATCTGTTATTACATCATCAATGCCTTTGCCTGCAGCCATTGGCCAATGCTCAATAACTGGCACTGCTAATTGGTTGTCTCGAATGGCACAATACAGTTTTGCTAATGCTACCCCAACCTTGGACAGATCTTCTTCTGTTGGGTCACTAGCACCATCCTTGTTGATGTATGGGTTGGCTTTGTCCTTGTCTGCATCGAAGCACAGCAGAACTTTCTTTGGCTTCAATTCTTTGATTGCATCGATTGCCATACGCCAGCTTGAAACGCCAGAAATGCTAACTGTGTATACTCCTGTGTATTGGGTAGCAATCTCTGCCTTAAATTCACCTTCGGTTATGCGTAAGGTGTCCGCTATGGCATTTTCAGCACCCCATGTGGGAAAGTGGTTGCAGATTGTTGCAGCTGTCCCATTAGGGTAATTTATATTCCCATCTTTGTTAGCCTTGGGATTGCTACTCAGCATTAGATACTTTGACTGTGGAGTGGTTGGTCGATCACTTCTAATTTTAAGACCTGCCAAGGTCTTGTCTAAATTACGAATCGGTATAATTATTCCTGCACAACCTGCCAGTGCCCACTTGTCATTGTTGCGATAGAATCCAGCAGTCATAGCGAGCTCAGAGACAGAGACTTTCTCCAGCAACTGCTCGACAATCACCTTGCGTCTAAAAGGCATCGTCTTGAAGCCAATCTGTTCTATTCCTTCTGCAGTAAATCCTCTGTGCATTAAGCTCGTCCTATGCTGGTCAGATAGCTCCAGCAATGATAACAATTCTTGGTAAACTTTATGCATCGTCAGACAGTGAGTTGATTAGGATTTCTTTGCGAACTTTTACCCAGTAAGATTCGGTTGCTGTCTTCTTGTAACCAATTGGTCCACCATTCCAGATCCGTGCATAAATTTCAGCATTAGGCTTATTGCCTGTTTCCTTTTCATATTGTCCACCCCAGAATTTCAAATACTTTTTGGCAATGTCGAATGACTTCTTTGTGACCAGTCTGTCTTGCGATCTGTAACTGGTTTTATAGATCCTATTTACGTCATCAATAACGCACATGTGAATTTGCATACAGCCCAATGCTGAACCATTGTCTCCAATTGCATTTTCGTTTCCGTGAGACTCGACCATCATGATCGAAAAAAGAAGGGTGTAGAATTTTACAGTTATCATAGTTATATAGTTTTTGGTTTATTATAAGGTGCTATCAATCCATCCCATTGGAGCTTTTCCAATGTCAAGTCCAAGCTCATCAATCCTCTGCTCAAGATCGTATTTCATTTTGTGCAGATGCTGTCTCCTTTCAAGACCACGAGCCACACACAGAGTCATGTAACAGTTCGCCCACACTTGTAAAAGAGTGTAAGGACGATTGTATTTTGCTAAGTGCTGGTTCATGATTTTATGAAGTTATGATGGTTGTCGCTTGCAGCGTGATTTGTGATATATTAATAGGCAATATCTTTTTTTGCAATATGTGAAAATAAGATTATCGGATCAAAGATGTTCAATGATTATTGATACAATGAGCAGAACAGTTGCGATTAGAATGCAAGCGAATACAGCGAATGCACTCTCAGCTTGTTTCTGCGTTTTGACTAGTTTGGTTTTGTTTTTTGGATTCATAATAAAATTGAAGTGTAGGATGCTTCTCCCCAAATTGGTTATCTGATTTCGTGGTAGAGAACACCTGTTGATGGAGACTTTGCTTTTGTCCAGCCAACAGGATCACAGCGGAAACTATTGAGAGAGAAACCATTCTCGTCACTGCGTATTTCTACGAAGTCACCAACAGACATTGAGAAGAAATTGATGTCTTTGTTCTCGCAGTTTGCAAGTTCTTTTGTATACAGCTCACGAAGATATTTTTGCGTATAATTAAGTAACTCCTCTGGTGCATTTGTGGCAGCAAATAATTCTTCGCACATTTGCTCTGGAGTTAGATCAAGCATGTCTTTTAAGAAAAGACTGCAGAACACTGTATTGATTTCGAAGTGCATCAACTCTGCATATGGAGATTCTTCTGGCTCGACTCTGCGGTTGGTTGGGCGATTGATTGTGATTGTAATGCTCATGATATTTTTTTGGTTTTGGTTTTTTGGTTTTATAAAAGTGAAGTGTAGGATGCTTCGCCCCATTTAGATTTATGAGATTAACTTTTGAGGAACTGAGCGAAGAGCTACATCTGCTTTGGCTGAGAAGAATGTGTCTACTTGGATATTGTTGTCTGTGCGAAACTGATTGTCGGTGACATAGTCCATTGCCTCTTCACGCAAGAGATTTGTAAGCTCTCCTGATCGTGTATTGATTAAGTCGAACCACATTCCATAGCCTTTGTAGTCGATGATGAATTTGATAGTATTTTTGCTCATGATATTTTTGATTTTGATTTTATGGTTTTATGAAATTGAAGTGTAGGATGCTTCGCCCCATGGTTAGAATTATTTTACGTAAGGGTGATTTGCGAAAGGAACGAGCTGGATGCCGTCTGAGTAAGCTTCGTGGTTAGGAAGAATCTTAACTGTGTATTTTCTTCCTTCAACAAGAACGTGCTGACCTTCGGTAAGCTCGATTGCATTTTCGTATGCTTGGCGTTCGTTAGCCATGTCTTGTGCTTTGCCTTCGTAGTCGGCACAGATTGTAGCACCAGAAGCATTGATCCAAGCTAGTGGGTGGCGAAGTGAGATAGAACGTTGAACTTGTTCTTCGTCGCAACGAGCTTCTACTGAGCCAACTTTGAATACTGTTTCGTATTTGTCTTGGTTAGTTTTAACTTGGTTGCCAGAGTGGAGGAGGATTGTTGTGTTCATGATAGTTATGGTTTTTATGGTTTTATTTAATTAAGCTAAGAGTTAAGCTTACACACTAGCCTGTTCACATATCTGGTTAAGTCAAGCACTTTTCTTGAAATAGATGATATAAAGCGAATATAATCTGTCATCCCACTGTTAGCCACACATAGATGGGCAAAGTTTTATTGTTATTTGCCAGTTATCATTCGCTTCTCGCTTCTTTTTGAGCATTCTCTTTATATATTATATATATATATATCTAAATAAGAGAACTAATCGATGAAGCGAATAAGGAATGGTCTGTGTCGCTTGTATGCTGACAGCTTCGCTTATCGCTTTGTGTTAGGAGAGAAGCGAATGATGTGTGCCTAAAGCGAATGGCTGTGTCTACATTAGGTTACATTAGGTTAGTTGTTGACAGGTCAATGTTATGCTGTCAAACTTCTGCAAACTATAATGCTTGGGGTGTCTTCTCTGCAGGCAGTAATGTATAAAAACCATACCCGTTTATTCTACGAACACAATGTCAAAAATGCTATGCCCAAATTCTCCTCGAGAGATAAGAAAGAAAGCTAGGTGGGTCAAGCTGTCCAAGGCTCATAGGAAAAATAATCCTTTGTGCTTTGATCCGTTCAACATTCATCAAGCAGAGCTAGCCAAAGATGCTCACCATATAATATCCATAAGGTCTGAGCCAGCACTAGCATACGAGCCAAAGAATATTGTGTCACTGTGTCGTTGGTGTCACAACTGCGTAACTAATTTAGAAAATAAAAATATGCCAACCTCATGGCTTTTCACCGCCAAAAATGGGGGGTCTTTTTCATCGCTACGTCCTGCTTCTATGAAAACCGATCAGTCAGTTAAAAAAAATACGCATCCTTTTTTGGGGGGTGGGGGTCAATTTGAGTGCAGGAGAATTGAAGAAGCAGACAACAAAGTCTTCTGTTTTAGATCAATAAAATATCAATCATCACACTGTGGAATCTGTCCACAAAATAAATTATGAGCACAAGACAAACTCCTCCTTCTTGGTTAAACCAAAAAGAGAAAATAGAATTCAGAAGACTTCTGAAATTTAGAAACTACACACCAGAGGAACTAGACAGGCTTGCAGAATACTCACACACAATTGTGGCTGTTTACAAGTTTAGGAAAGTTGTTGATGACGAGGGTGAAGTGTTAATAAGCCCAAGGACAGGTGCAGCTTATACCAATCCTGCATATAACATTCTTGCAAATTTACAAAACCGAATGGACAAGCTAAGAGATAAATTGTATCCACCGCCAAAACAACACACCAAAAAGAAGGAAACGCTACGTGATATACTCTGATAAAGTTTCTGCTTACGCTCAGTCAGTTGTAGATGGCAAGGTTGATTCTTGCAGATATGTAAACTTGGCTTGTCAAAGACACTTGCGAGACATGGCTCGTGTTGGCAAGAAAGGATTCCCATATCATTTTTGTGAAGATTCTGCAGAGAGATTCTTTAAGTTCTGCACATTCTTAAAGCATTACAAAGGTGAGAAAGCAGGACAGGCATTTACCCTTGAGCCATGGCAACAATTTGTTTTCGGAAACATCTATGGCTGGCTAGACGAGGAAGACAATTGGAGATACAAGTCTGCCTATTTGGAAGTGCCACGCAAGAATGGCAAGACAACTATGTGTGCGGCAGGTGCAGCGTATGATTGTGCAATGGTTGAAGACACAGGTGCAGAAGTTTATTGTGTGGCTACAAAAGAAGATCAAGCCAAGCTTCTATACAATGATTGCTCTGCTTACATAAATCAGAGTGACGAGCTGCAGCAGATGTTTGAAGTTCTGTCAGGACGAAGCACATTGTTTGCAAGAGAAACTGGGAGGACAAGTTTTATCAAGCCACTAGGAGCTGATTCAAAAAGGCATGATGGTTTAAATCCAATTAGTGTTTATGCAGACGAACTTCATGCTTGGCCAAAAAGAGAACTGTGGGATGTGATGGAAGATGCATTCGGAGCAAGAAAACAATATCACATGATTGCAATTACAACGGCTGGTCATGACAAGAATGGAGTCTGTTACCAAGAGAGAAAGCACCTTACAGAGTTGTTGGAGGGAAACATAATAGCGGATGATAAGTTTGGAATCATATACACAGTGGATCTAGAGGAGCAAGACAACTGGCACGATGAAAAAGTTTGGAAGATTTCGAATCCCAATCTTGGAGTTGGCAAGCACACATCATACATGCAAAGCCAAGTCACAAAAGTAAAGCAGATGCCTTCAAAGATGAACACATTTTTAAACAAGCAGTTGAACATCTGGACAGACACAGAGCAGGCTTGGTTGCGTTCTGAAGACTGGATGAAAGGCAGTGCATCTTATCAGCCCAAAGATCTAATTGGCAAGATCTGTTATGCAGGGATTGACTTGGCAAGAGTAAATGACTTGTCTGCAGTTGGTTATTATTTTCCAATACAGAAAGGTCTAACAAAGCCAAGAGTCTGGGTAGACTTTTTCTTGCCATTAGATAACATTGATGCCAAGGCAGTTGCTGACAGAGTTCCATACAGATTGTGGAATCAAGAAGGTCACATAACGCTGACAACTGGCAATACAACTGACTGGGATTTCATCAAGCATTCTGTTGTTGAAAAGAATGGAATGTTTGCAGTTCAACAGATTGGTTACGACAGACACTTTGCAGGAGAGTTAGTTTCTGCACTGTCAAAAGAGAAGATAGAGATGATGCCTTTTGGCATGGGGTATCTGTCTATGGCAACTCCAACGTCTGAGTTAGAACGCTTGGTTGTTGCAGGAGGAATTGAGCACCCAAACAATCCTATTTTAAATTGGAACAGCAATAACATAATCGTCACTCAAGATCCTGCAGGAAATATCAAGCCAGACAAGATGAAGTCTGAGCAGAAGATTGATGGCATTGTCGCACTGATTATAGCTATTGGCATCGCAATCGCAGACAACAAAGAAACAGACAATCCATACAAGCAGAGAGGACTAAGAGTAATATGAGTGATTGGTTAGTAGGCAGACAAGAGATAGCAGACTATGCTAGGACAAGCAAGTGGACAGTTACAGCCATGATACATGCAGGGCTAAAGTGCAGTGGAGGAAGAATCAAAGGCAGTGAACCAAGAACAAAAGTCGATTGGGTAGACAGCTTCTTTGAGAACAATCCAAACTTCATCGCAAGTCATTATCATCGCAAGTCAGAAAAAAGACTTAGAATAGTTTAAGCATCTTTCTGCATCTTTCTGCAAACTTCTAACAGCTTGCCATTGGCTAATAAGCACACAACAATAGTCTTGTGGGTTTCGTAGACGCAGCAAAGAAGGCAATTTTCGGTAGCACCAAGAGGACATCAAGTTTGATGTTTAATCGTGGTGGTTCTAAAACAGTCACACAAGACAATGCTCTAGAGCTTAGTGATGTTCTTACTTGTGTGCGGGTGCTCGCAGAGAGTGTAGCATCTTTACCGCTTTGTGTTTATGAAAAAACAGAAGTTGGAGGCAAGAAAGCATATGACCTAGAATTGTATGACTTGCTGCGTTACGAACCCAACCCAGAAATGACAAGTTATGATCTGCGTTTGTGGATGATGATTGATGCACTCTTGCGAGGCAATGGTTGTGCACAATTGATTAGAGATGGTGCAGGAAAGGTTGTTCAGATTTGGCCATTGTATTCTTCTAAGTTAAAAGCAGAACGATCTTCAAGTGGAGAGATTGTTTACAATTATCCAGACAAAGATAAAAAAGACGGAGTTGTTTATTTGCAAAGCAATGAAGTGTTGCTGATTAGAACATTCAGTAGCAATGAACTATTCAGCCCATCCTTGATTACAGAAGCTGCACACATGCTTTCTTCTACCAAGGGTGCAGATGATTACACTTTAGAGTTCTTCCAAAATGGAACTACTCTCAGCGGTGTCATTGAGTTTCCAACTGAGATGGATGAGGAAACTTTCCAAAGGCTAAAGTCAGACTGGACAAGCACCTACACAGGAGATGGCAATCGACACAAGACTCCAATCCTAGAAGGTGGTGCAAAGTTTAGCCCACTGGTAATGAATCACACAGAGACTCAATTGCTTGAGGCTAGGAAATACAATCGCTCTCAGATTGCAGGATTGTTTAGAGTTCCTGCTCACTTGATCAATGATTTAGAGAAAGCTACATTCAGCAATATCGAGCATCAAGACTTAGGATTCGTAAAGCACACCTTGCGTCCTTGGATGTGTAACTGGGAGCAGAAGCTTAGGCAGAGTTTGCTGACAGACGAAGAAAAGAAAAAGTATTACTTTAAGCACAACACCAATGATTTGTTGCGTGGGGATTTAGAAAGCAGATTCAAGGCTTATAGCTCTGGCGTGCAGAATGGATTCCTGTCACCAAATGACATTCGGAGAAAAGAAGACGAGCCTACTTATGAAGCAGGAGACACATACATTGCCAACTCAACACTCCGATCGGTTGAAGTCTTGAGCAAAGCTGGCACCAATGAATTAGAATCAACAGAGGATTAAATGAAATTTTATACAATCAACAAGACAAAAGCTCAAGCTGTAGATGGTGCGACAAGCATTTATATACATGGAGAGATCGGAGGATATGGATCTACATCCAAAGAGTTTGTTCAAGATCTCAATGAGATTACATCAGACAAGATCAATCTGCACATCGACAGTGTTGGAGGAAGCATCACAGATGGAACAGTAATGTATAACGCTTTGCGTTCACACCCTGCAAAGGTTGATGTTTACATTGATGGGATTGCTGCATCCATTGCATCTATCGTTATGCTGGCAGGGGATAATATTTACATCCCTGACAATGCTGCAGTCATGGTTCACTTGCCAATGATTTCTTACATGGAATATGCAAATGTAAATGAGCTCAATGATGCTGCGGAGTTGTTGGAGAAATATGAAAACGTATTAACAACAATATACGAACGACACACAAATCAATCTGTCGAAGCAATCAAGAAGTGGTATGAAAAAGACACATGGTTCTTCGGTCAAGAAGCTGTGGACGCAGGTCTTGCTACAGAGGTAATTGATTCAGTTGCAATTGCAGCGAAGGCAGATGTCATAAAAACATTTTCGGATTCACAGTATTCTTCTGTGAACAAAACACAAAACACAACCCAATCCTCTAATATGGAAACTGAAGTAGAAGAAGTAGAAGAAGTAGAAGAAACAAATGAAGATTTGTCGGTGCTTGTGGACTCTGTTAATGCCAAAGAAGAAGAAATTGTTGCACTAAAGCAACAAATTGAATCTATGAGTGCAGAAGCAGTTGCCCAGAAAGAAGCACAAGACGAACTTGCAGAAATAGAAGCCAAACGCAAAAGTGACATCAATGCTCTCAATGAGAAGTTTGATGTTGAAGGTGACTTGGCTACAGTAACAAATGAAGCACTCAGTGCTGAATGCTCTGTTGAAGAGTTTAAAGAGATCCTTCTGGAAAAGATTTCTGAACGTCCAACTGCAAAAGCAGTAAAGCAAGAAGTGCAAAGCCAAGAGCCTAGCACAATTGAAGGACTTCGTTCTCAACTAAGTGAAACTAACAATCCTGTAGAAAAGAACTTGCTCGCTCGCAAGCTTCGTGAACTACGCTAAATCAAAATAAATAAACAATATGTCAACACTACAAACTGAAGAGTTACTTACTGATGTAATGGATGCATTCAAAGTGCGTTTCCCATTGCTCAACAATATCTCAACTGATTTTGATGGGAGTTCCGCAAAGCTTGGTCAGACGATCACTGCTCGTGTTTCTTCCTTGCCATCAGTTCAAAACTATGATCCCACATCTGGCTACGAAGCTAATGCAGCAGATGCAAATGGCTTAACTACTGATGTGTCGGTTACTCTTAACAAGCACAAGCACGTTCCTGTAAAGATTGATTACATTGATCAGATCAGCACCAAGCGTGATCTCTACAATGAGACAATTGGCAACCTTGCTTACTCACTAGGCAAGGAAGCATTTGATCATGCTATGAGTCTTGTTGTTGATGCAGGTTTCTCTCACAAGGTGACAGAAGCTCTTGCTGATACTGACAAGGACACTCTAAGTTCTGTCTCTGCTGAGTTGAATCTTAATGGTGCAGCTCCAGTTGGTCGCTATGGCATTGTCAATAGTGCTACATACAACAAGCTTGAAGCTGATGCTCGTATCTCTTCTGGAGATTACTATGGTCAGTCTCGTACAGGGAATGGCTATGGTCAACTAAGCAACGTTGCTGGTTTCGAAAACATCTACGAATATCCAGACATGCCTGCTAACTCAATCAACCTTTCAGGATTCTTCGGAACACGTGAGGCGATTGTTATGGCTGCACGTATCCCTAATGATGTTGAGCAACTTGCTAATCGTGTTGGAATTCCAAGCATCAGCAAAGTAGATACTGTCACAGATGCTGACACAGGTCTTAGCCTCATGGGTATCACATGGCAGAAGTCTGGCTTGTTCGATGTTTACACAACACTTGTTTGGATCTACGGAATGTCTGCAGGTCGCTTAGGTGGAGCTGCTGACACAGGTCTCGACAAAGCTGGAGTCAAGCTTGTAACTGCATAACGCAAACCAATATATAAAATGATTAAACTAGTAATTGAATTCGCTTCTGAAAAACAGAAAACAGATCCATCTTTTGTTTACATTGGAGACAGTGGGACAGATGCTGAATCAGCAATGCAAACTGCACTCAACAAGTCAAATGGGGGTCGTGTAGAACTGCACAACTTGTCTCTCCCCATTAAACAGAGATGTGCAGCAGTTCAGGTTAAGAAGACAGCGAAGAAGAAAGCCAAGTAATCAATGAATCGGTTGCCTGCACCTTTGCGATTGTGAGGGTGCAGGCTTAACCTAATTTTATAATGTATCCAATAACTGTAAAAAGAAATGTAGCATCTCCTGCTGAGCCAGTAACTCTTACTGAAGCAAAGCATTACTTGCGTGTGACTAGTTCTGCAGATAATAATTATATAAATCAGATCATTGGTGCATCCAGAGAAAGCATTGAGATATCAACAAGTCGAGCGATCGTTGCTCAGACTATTGATTTTGGATTTAAAAGTTTCCCACAGTCTTATCGGCAGTTCCGTCTGCCAGTCGGAGGAGTTGGACAGACAATCACACATATAAAATACAAAGCAGACGGAGTGTCTGTGACATTGGACAGCACAATGTATTCCTTGCATGATAATGCAGAAGGAGTTACAAATGTTATTTTCAATGATAAATTTGAGTATCCGACTTTGGATGCAGACTATGAGACTCCTGTTGAGGTGAAGGTGTCTTACGATCCAGCTGGAGTTTACAAGTTGGGAATAGTGCAAGCGGTATATCTCATGATCGCTAATTTTTATGAAATGAGAGTTCCAATCAGTCTTGGTGCTGCTCCATTCAAAGTTCCACTAGGGATAGAGCATTTGATTTCCCAATACAGAGTTCGGAGAAAAATTTAATACATGGACATTTATATAAATTTAGATGCACTTGATTTAAAAACTGCAGCAGTTGTTTCTAAAGATGACTTGAGATCTAAGCCATTAAAAGAATTGGTTGCTGGTGAAAACCAAGTTATAAATCTTTACACAACTGCCAAGACAGGATCTCCAAACATACAAGACTACTCAACAGTTAGAGTCGGAATTGGAAATATAAATGCAGTTCCAACTTCTGGATCTTACACAGTCACGTATGGCACCAAAACTGAATTCATTAGTTTCAATGAACTTTCATCTAGCATCGCCGCAAAGTTTTATAATTTAACAGATGCTCAAATTGGTGGAGTTACTACAATTGCTCCTCAGACTTATAAAATAGACTTTCAATATACTGGTTCAGTTGCTGTTCCTTCAATAACAGGTGACACAGATCTTTATCCAGCTAGCACTGTAACCATTTCAGAGCTATCAGTAGGGTCTGCAACCACAAAAGCAAGTTGGTTGTTAAAAACAAATCAAGATGCATTAGCACTTACCAGCACATTTACAAATATCTCTCCTCAAGGAATATCAGGAGTTCTAAATACAGCCACAACTGGCATATATGAAAAGCTGCAGTCTTCTAAGTTTTTTAAGACAACCTTAGAAGTTGAAGTAGTTGATTCAGCATCTAGGCTTAGCACAATTCTACAAGTTCCTATTTCAGTAAAAGGTGAAGTCATAGGTCTTTCAGTAGAGCCTCCTCATGCAACTCCTAGTCCTTATGCTTTGGTCACATATGTTGATTCAAAAACTGCAGCCAATGCTTCCAGCATAACTACTAATACAACTGCTATATCTGGCCACACAACTGACATCAATTCGCTTAACGATGGAGAGCAGATAAATAGTGCAGGCATTTCAGCCAACACCACTAACATAACTGCTAATACAACTACTATATCTGGCCACACAACTGACATCAATGCGCTTTACGATGGAGAGCAGATTAATGGCGAAAATATTGCTACCAACTTAGCTTCTATATCTAGTTTGGATTCATTAAAAGCACCAAAGGCATCACCTA